GCAGGTGGTGGGATTCCTATGACTTACGAGGCTCAGGGCCTGATCGGCCTTCGCCGATATGCTGACAATTGGATATTGATACATAAAAGAAAGAGGCTAGTGGGTACTGGTTTTTTTAGTAGAAAGCTTTTCCTGGCGTGGTATGACAAAAATCCTAGGCCAGGTAATTGTTGTTTAGTTCGTATAGATACTTCTAAACTATGTACTCCAGATAATGTTAAGTATGTACATCCTGTATTTCGGGATTCTGCGGTTACATCCCGCAGGAATGGCGGGTATATTGGTGTAAGTTGGGACAAAGGATTTGAGGGTATAAAGGGTCGCTGGCGTGGAACGGTAAAGTTGGTTGAGATAAACCGAAGAATAGTGGTATACAGGGAATTTGAAAGTGAGAGACAAGCAGCAAGATGGGTAGATTGGGTATTGGAAAAGAAATATGGCGTGTATGCTGTATTTAACCGTGACTTGAACAAGGAGTTGGGCATGGAGTGCTTTGACGACATCCCTCTGGAATTATATGGTGGGTACAACAACCATGGAAGGTAGTGTAATGGCGGAGCCTAAGTTGTTACCTGACCGATTGTTTACTATTCTTGGTAGGGAGTTGTACTGTGGTATACTGGGTAAGAATGCTAGGGATGCTCAGCGAGAATATGGTAGTATTGCTAGGAGTAAGCTAGGCAAAGGGAAAGTAAAGTGGTGTGGTGGAGTGTTCCTTACGGAGGAGGGTGTGGGAGAGTTGGAGGATGGTGGGGAGTTGCCTTTGTATTCGGGTGTTGGGTTTAGGGTGGATTGTGGTTTGAGTGCCAAGGATAAAGTTGAGGCTGTAATAGGGTTAAATCGTCGTGTGGCATGGTTGTTACACGCTAATGGTATTGAAGCTGGGTGGAGTGGTGGACTGGAGGATCCTCTGCGAATAGACTCGCAGACGGACATGGAAAACTCATGTTACGAACCTGGCAGTCGAGTATTGCAAAAGTGGTATCGTAAGATGATACTAGAAAAGAACAAGGAAGATGGGGAAGAAGAAGCCGTCACTGTACTATTGGTGGAGTTTTTGCAGAAGTGCGCTAGCATTGGGTTGGACCCATGGTTACTGGATTTGGATATTATCTGTGATGCGTATGGTATGGACCGGGAAGACCATATGACGGAGTTATTCGTCCGCAGATTGCTTAGCGATATGGAGGAGAAGTGTGATGGCTAAAAAGAAAGAGAAGCAGGAAGGGATGTTGCCAGCGGGAAGGAAGTTGGGGGAGCGTGAGGTATTAAGTACGCTGAAAGCGTGTAATGGAAGCATCCCTAAGGCCGCTAATGCTTTGAATGTGGATGTGTTTCGACTGTCCCGGTACATAGCCGTGCGCCCAAAGATGCAAGAAATGATGATGAAGTTCAGGACGATGTTGGCGGATGTCGCCGAGGGGTACTTTAGTGAAGCTGTCATGGCCGGTCACGGGTGGGCTGTTAGGATTGCTTTGCAAACTTTGGCCAAGAGTCGAGGGTATAGTACACGGTCCGAAGTGGATCATCGTTTGATTACTCAAACGGATCCTGCAAAGATGTCGGATGAACAGTTAAATATGTTGGTGGAGGAGAGGGCAAAGCAACAAAAACTGGCCGGGAAGAACAGGATGTTGGTATTGGATGTTACTCCAGCGGAAGTCAGGATAGACTTAGCGAAAGTTGTCATCCGGGAGGTGGATAGTGAGTGATTTAGACAAAATGGTAGATGAACTTGCAAAAAGGAAGAATGCAAGGGAAAACTTCCAGTCTTATTGTGAGTATGTATTCCCGGAATTCGAGTGTTCCTGGCATCATCAGTTAATAATCAATCACATCGAGCGAATGTTACTACCGGATGGTCACCCGGATGCCTTGAGGCGTTTATGTGTCTCAATGCCGCCTCGACATGGGAAAAGTGAACTCATTTCTAGGCTTTTACCCTCGTATCTGTTAGGCAGAGACCCCGACGAAAAGGTCATGGCCTGTTCCTACTCGGCAGAACTGTCTGGCAGGATCAATAGGGATGTCCAGCGATACATTGCCGGGGAACGGTTCAAGATGTTATTTCCTCTTTCCAGACTGCCCGAGGGGCAGGGTGGTCGAGGTGGTGTAACAGAAAGTTACACTAGGACAACTGATTTGTTTGAAATGGTTGGTCGGAAAGGGTTTTACAGGTCAGCAGGTGTGGGTGGGTCAATTACGGGTATGGGTGGTAAATGGTTGATCGTAGACGATCCAATCAGAAACAGGCAAGATGCGGATAGTCCAACCGTCAGGGACAATATCCTGAACTGGTACAAATCTACTTTTAGGACAAGGGCGGAGAAAGATGCCCGGATTTTAATCGTTATGACACGATGGAACCCGGAGGACCTTGTTGGTTCCGTGTTATCGTTGCAGTCCATGGATCGAGGTGCGGATCAATTCGAGTATCTGTGTTTACCAGCGGTAGCCACGGTAGACAGGCACACGGACGACCCTAGAAGTCCCGGTCAACCTCTTTGGCCAACTAAATATGACCTTTCAGCGTTAGACCAAATAAAGGTTTCGCTAGGTGCAAGGGAATTTGAGGCGTTATACCAACAGAATCCTACGGCACCTGGTGCTACAGAATGGTCAGCGGATTTGTTTGGCGATGAAATATGGTGGGACAAGCCTTGGCCCAAACGGGACGAGATGAAAACGGTCACTATTGCAATAGATCCGTCAAAGGGTACGGAGAGCAAAAACGGGGATTACTGCGCAATTATTGCTGTAGGAAGGCTTCATGACAACACCGTTGTAGTCAATCCGTTCATATCCAGGATGTCTGCGGAAGCCATTGTAGATACAGTTCTGGAGATGTCGCTTAAGATGCAACCGGACATGGTGGTGTGCGAATCCAATAGCTTTCAGCACTTGCTGGTAAGTGGTATGAACAAGAAGGCGGACAATTTAGGGTTGCGCTTATTGGCCCAAGGTGTGCATAATACAATAAAGAAAGAAGTGCGCATCCGTAGACTTGGGCCATTCTTAGAGCAAAAGCGATTCCGTATAATGAAAAATAGTTACGGGCAATTGCTGATGGATCAGTTAAGATTGTTTCCCTCGGCTAGGTATGATGACGGGCCCGATGCCTTGGAACTTGCGTTAAGAACACTTATTTCTGTGTCTAATAACAGACACAGACCTCCCACCCGAGGGCTTCGTACATGAGTCTGCTAGGTCGCATTAAGAGTTTGTTTACAGATCCTGTGCTTCCTTCTAAGAAGGTTCGTGAGAACTTTGGATTTCCTTACGCCCCTGCGCAGATGCAGGGCGATGCGTTTATGGCGGGGTCAAATCAATATCAAGGCATGGGGTATTCTGCATGGGGAATAAGCAATCCCACTGATCGTGCGTTTGGTGCAGATTACCCCTTTATTCGGAATGAACAAGATCTGGCTAGGTTACGGGCTGGCAGCAGGTTCTGCTTTAGGACAAACCCTAACGCCAATGGTTTAATAGAATCGCTTATCAGTTATGTAATTGGCACAGGGTACACAGTGCATTTCTCCAGCGTAAACTCCCCGGACATGGCAAGGGAGTGCCAAGAGTTTATTCACGACTGGTACAAGCGGGAATCGTTTATTTCGGTTCAGGAAGAAATCTTTCGCAGGTCCCGTGTAGACGGTGAAATCTTTGTCCGAATGTTCAATCAACATGACGGGTATTTAAAACTCCGATTTGCGGAGCCTGAACTTGTTACGCAACCCAATGGCAGCGATTTTGTTTCTTGGGGATTTGGAGTCCTAACGGACCCTACCGATTCCCAGACGGTACACGCTTACAACATCCGCTACAACAACGCTTCCGGCACCGCAATAGAAGACAACACCGTTGATGCCGTGGATGTGGTGCATATGAAATTAAACGGCACCGCAGCAATGAAACGGGGTGTCCCAGACTTTGCATTCGCTACACTAGAGATGTTTAACCTGGCGATGAAGTTGACACGCAATGTAGGGGAAGGGTCTGCCATTCAGGCAGCTATAGCAGCAATCCGAGAACATGACAGCGTCACCTCGGAACAGATGGACGACTTTATTGACACTCAAAAAAGTGGGTATCCTTACAGTCAAGGAGTCCCCGGCAATATGCTTCCTTCCTCGTTTTCAGGTTACCAAACGGTAACACCGGGAACGATCTTGGACATGACAAACAATACCAAGTACATTGAACCTCCCGGTGGTAAAAGTGTTGAGGCTCACCTCGATGTTCTTCAAGCAATCCTTCGAGCTGCTGGCATGAAGTTTTCTGCCCCGGAATGGCTTGTTAGTGGCAAAGCGGATGGAATGTCTTTTGCGTCATCTTTGACGGCGGAGAGTCCTTTCCTTCGCAGCGCAGTTCGTTCCCAGCGGGCGTATCAAGAGTGCTTCGAGAAGATTATTATCCGGGCATTGCAAAATGCTGCCCTAGCGGGACTTGTACCATTGGAATGGGCCGATGAAGTAAAAATGGAGATCTCTGCTCCTTCAATGGAGATCCGGGACAAGGGTGCGGAGTCCAGGGCTAATCGTGAATACATGGACCTAGGGATCAAGTCTAAACGGACCATTTCTTCGGAGATTGGTTTGGATTACGCTAAGGAACTAGATAACCGCCGTAGGGAAGCAATACAAGATCCTAGGCCTACTGATCCTAAACTGCCAACGGTTATACCCGGCGTGGATGGAGAACCGGCCATCATTGTACCGCCCCTGGAAGTGCCTGAAGTACCAAACGACAAACCTAAGCCCCAGGACGATAGTGTCAAAGGTAGCAGTTGACAAGTTTTATACTTAGGAGTATTGTATAGACATGAGTAGCGCAACCTTACTTGACGGGTCGTTTGCTGAGAGCGGTCAATTCAGTTCCCTTATCATTGATAGGGGTGCTGGTGTAATCCGCAATATCAAGATCCTAGGGCCTGTGTCTAAGAACGGGCGCAAGTATGCTCAAGATGCGATGCGCAACGCTTGCACCTTGTATGAAAATGCCGTTGTCAACAAGAATCATGACCGGGTAAATCAGAATGATCGAGATGTGGATGATCGTTTAGGCCGTATTGTGAATGCTCACTACATCGAGGGTGAAGGCATTTACGGTGACTTTGAGTTGCTCATGTCGCATCCCATGGCGGATCGAATTATGGAAGCTGCTGAAAAGATGCCCAACACAATGGGATTTTCCCACTTTGCAGATTGTGCGTACAGGAAAGTAAAAGGAGTTGAGGAAGTTGTGGAGATTCGGAAGGTTTACTCCGTGGATCTTGTGGCTAATCCTGCGACAACCAGTTCTTTGTCGGAGAGTGTAAGCGAAGCACACAAAGCCAAATGTGAACGATGCACAAAAATGGAAGATGTCGCTAAATGCAAAAACACAAAATACGACGACAAGCTAAAAGCGATTGCCGAAGAATACGGCATGAAGTCTGATACCGACGGCGATTCTGATGGATCGTCTGATTCAGGAGATTCGGGGGAGAAAAAGGGATCTTCTCCTGCGAAAGAGTCGTTTGTAGATCCTGTCACCCTTAAGGAGTCAGTTATGTCTGATCCTGTTGAACCTGTGGTTTTGGTGCCTGTAGCTGCTCCTGCGGTGTCGGCCCCTATTACCGAAAGTGTTGTTGTGGCACCCGTTGGCACATCCCTGAGCGAAGTTCAGGATCTGTGTGCTGCTGCGGGTATCACCCTAGAGTCTACCCTCTTGGAGTCGCTCTCAAAGCTTCCCAAGGCGGAAGTCATCCCTGTAATCAGGCGTGTAGCCTTGGCGGAATCGGTTTCCAAACCGTTAACCTCCGTTCCGATTGCAGTTGCCGGTAAGGTGCCGGATAAAGATGTATTTTCTTGGCTCAAAAGCTAAAAGGAGTTTACGATGGGTGCTAGTTTTAATGGTGGGCGGTTCGTTCTGTCTCCCGAGGTGTACGAGACGATTAACCTTCCTGCGGTGGCATCTATTGTCATCAGCGTAGGGGATCATCTCTGTATTAACGCCGGGGTAGTCGAGCCTGTTTCAAAAGGTACGGCTGGAATCTCCAGCACGGTTGCTGAGATCGGTGCGGCCTATGTTGGCGTTGCCCTTCAAGGCAAACTTGCTGCTGATGCTACTGCGGGTACTCCTGGGTACACCGGTGACGGTATTGTTGTGGCGTTGAGCTGCATTTATACCGCTAATGTTACTGGTGCTGCCAGTGCGATTGGTAGTACTGTTGTGGGTGTAGTTGGTGCAACTGGTGACAACACCTTTGCCATCGGCTCTACCGCTGGGTCCATTGTGGGACAACTTCTTCAACCCAAGGTGGGGTCAGGTACGGAGCAATTGAGAGTTCGCCTTGTTGGCAAACTGTCCGCCCTTCGTTCTGCCGACTCCATCCCGTAACTAATTTAACCCAAGGAGGCTAATCAGATGATCAATATGTTCAATTTTAGAGACCTGTACGAATCCCGAAGTCGGGAACCGGGGGGTGCGTTTCGTTTCACTACCGAGATCCGCCATGGACTAGGCTTGTGTGACGAGAATGGCTCCAACTATACCGACAATGCTCACAATCGTCGGTTGGGCGAGCGAAAGCTCAACATGGCAGACTTGACCCTTGGCAAGATGGCGGAAGCCATTCTTGGCCGAGATGGCGTGTCTGTACTTGACCCTATCAACGGCGAAGAGTACGCACGAAATATGCGTGCCCGTAATGTAATTTCCAACACCAATCCCGGTGACAGTCGTGCGTTGTTCGAGTCGAGCGGCTTTGGGCTAGATCCTACGGCGTTCATTAACATCAACGCATTTTCTATCCTCACGGGTGGATTGATCGAAGTCAAGATGCTTGAGGCGTTTAACAACCCCTCGTTCATCGGTGACCGATTGATGCCGACTGAAGCTACCAAGCTTAACGGTCAAAAGGTTATTGGCCTAAATCCCATTGGGGACAAGGGTGCCCGCCGTCAACCTGGACAACCTCATCCTCGGGCGCAGTTTGGCGAACGATGGATTCAGACTCCTGAGACCCGTGAGAATGCTCTTGCGATGGATGTTACCAAGGAGGCCGTGTTCCACGACCTTACTGGTCAAGTCCTTCAACAGGCTTCCGCTATTGGTGAAGAGCTTGCGTACCGTCGAGAACTGGAAATCCTCCAGACCGTCATTGGCGTGAGCAATAGCTTTAACTGGAAGGGTGTTGGGTACAACACTTATGTAGCCGCTGCGGGCAATACCTTGGGTTACGCTGGTAACCTACTCGGATCCAACGCCAATCCCTTGTATGACTGGACTTCCATTCAGACCGGGTACATGGCTTTCAACCGGTTTACTGATCCTGATACCGGCAAGCGTATCATGACCATGCCTAACCTCTTGTTGGTGTCTCCGGGCAAATTGGCTACCGCCAACTTGATCTTGGATTCGCTAACCACCCAGTTCCGTACTGGTGGAGCGCAGTCGTCTGCGAACCCCTTGTATGTGGCCAGCGGTGCGGGCAACCCGGTAGCAACCTTTGGAAACTACGGTGTGCTTACCAGTCCTTTGCTTGAGCAAGAGCTTGTGTCGGGCGGTCTTAGTACCGCAAACGCCACTGAGACCTGGTTCATGATCGACCCCTCGAAGGCCTTCAAGTATATGCAGAATTACCCTCTGCAAATCCAACAGGCTTCTCCGCAGTCGTACAACATGGTCGATAACGGCCTAGTTGCTTCGTACTTCGGTCACGAACGAGGTATTCCTTCGGTGTGGTCCCCTTGGCACACGCTGAAAAACACCCCTGCCTAAAAACAGGGACATGAGGACTCCTCCTAGGATAGTACCTAGGAGGTGTTCTTTTCTTGGTTTTGGTATAATGAAAAGGAAGTGGGAGATGATAATGAAGACACAGCGAGTCAAGGTTCAAGCATCTGAAGGGAAGTCTAAAAGGTATGTTGTGCGCATGGCGTTACTTCCTGATGCGGAGTATGATGCGTACACTCCTGAAATGGCTGTAGAAGCCTACCGAACACAGTTCAGTTTGAGTGCGGAGCGACCTTACAAAAACTTCTCCGTAAAGGAAATTAAGGATGCCTAGTCCCGCTCAAAACATACAAGTAGCCATCGCTAACATTGCCGCAAAGATTGTGGAACTTAGTGCCGATCCTCGGCCCTCGTATGAAGTGGATGGCCAGCGGGTAGAGTGGACTGAGTTTATGAGGATGCTTGTACAGCAGTTAGAGACTCTTCGGAAGAGTCAGATGCAGCTTCAAGGTCCTGTTATGCGAACAAGTAGAGGCGTTCCTTACTAGGAGATACAATGCTTTATGGCGTAATTAGTGCTACGGCTTCCGGTGATACTACAGTAGTTGCGGCCATTGCTGGGATGCGAATCCGGGTAATTGGGTATGTTGCTATGGCGGCTGGTACTGTGGTAGCAACATGGAAATCGGATTCTACATCGTTGTCCGGTGCTATGACTATTGGCACGGGGAATGGTTTATCTGTACAGCAAAGTCAGTCTACGGCTCAGAGTGAATGTGGCGTTATCCAAACGGAACCCGGCGCAGCGTTGATTTTAAATCTGTCGGCAGCGGTTGCTGTTGGGGGACACATCAACTACAAGTATGTACAGGTGTAATGGAAGAGGCTGCTCGGTTCTTGATGGCGTTTGCCTCTGGAGATGGTTCCGGCAGGGGGCGTTTCATACCTGGACCCGAGTTAAAAGCATTGGGCGAATTTCTTGCGGACGAACTAAGGTCTGCCCTTAACATTAGTTGTCCTACTTATAATGGCAAAAGCGGCGGGCACAGTCCTGAGGGTGCTTTTCTTTACCGAGAAACTGGTGAATTACAAGAGGCTGTAGGTTATGAAATAATTGAAGGCGGCGTTAGGTTAGGATACGACACTCATGGTGGAAATAGTGACCATCAAAACGAAAACTACGGTGAAACATGGGAATGGGAAGCTTCTGAATTTGGACATGACACCAACAAACTAGGAGTAATGGAGATCATGAGCCAAAACATTGCTTCATTTGACGATGTGTTTGGTGTAGGAAATTACTCCGTTGTGCCGGAGCCTTTTATGCTGCTTGGTGCAGACACAACCATTCCTTTTTGAGGCGTAGATGTCTGACACACTTGATACGCTTGATGACTACAAGGTGTTTGATAATCTCATCACGATTACCTACACGCCTTATACTGCTCCTAGGACACCGGTGGTCATTGAGTATGTCAAGATCTACTCCGCCACCCAGGTTCCTGCATCGGTAGCGGGAACCTCTGTTCCTACGGTTGGCACCAAGTTTTGCATCTTTAAGGGAGAATTTGCTACGGCCCCGGAAGCCAATGGTAGGATCCAGGCATTAGGGCGGTCTTACCGCATCCTAGGTACTGTGGAAACCTCTTGGTCTAATCGGTGGATTGTTACCAGCATTATGGATGCGGGAGGTACGCTGTGAGTATATTAGGAAGCCTCCTCACATCGGTTAAAACTCGGATTGAGACCATACCCTCCATTCCAACCGTTATCGCAAGGAAGCGGCTAATCATTCTTACGGACGATGTCCTTCCTATTGTACTTGTTGCTCCTACAGAAGGGGAAACTATCAAGAAGGAAGCCTTTGGCAAGATCTTCTACGAGTACCCTATTGGGGTGTGTTTTGTAGAACCTGGCAACCGGGAATATGACACCGGGTTGGCCTCCTCTCTTGATGTTCGAGAGGCTATTAGGAACAAGTTGACCGGGATCACACTTGACGGAGTGCCGGAGGTGTGGGATACTGATGTAAGCGTAGGTACTCCTTTAATGATACCTATTTCAGGTACTGGCTCGAACTATCAGGCCAGCAACATCAGGGTCAAGTACACGACATCAGAAACACGACCTAATCTGTAAAGGAGATTGAAATGCCTCTTGCTGGAAAATTCGGGTTTATTTCTTACATAGCTGCGCCCGGCGGAGGGGCTGTAACCATTGCTGCGGACAACTGGAGTGTATCCGATGCGGCGGATGCAATTGCCACTACCAACTTCTCCACGGGTGGTAATCAAGACAATGTTGCTGGACTGCGAAAAGGATCCTATACGATTAGCGGCCCATTCCTGGTTGCGGGAACTGTACTGCCAGCAATAGGAAGTACGGTTACCATCACATTAGGTGTAGGTGCGGTGACCTTTGGCACCGACTTTATGCTAGTTAAAAGCGTGAATTCTAAACTTTCTGTGTCGGGTCGATATGAGTTTGAGTTATCCGGGTCAAGCACTACTAGCGACCCAGACTAAGGAGAATTAAATGCCTACATCTTCAGGGTATAGTGGCAAGGGTGGGTCCGTAATCATATCTGGGGTTACATTTCCAGCGCATGAATGGACGGCTACTCCCGAGGTAGACGAAATAGATGTAACTAACTTCACCAGTCGAATTGGTGGTGCTGTTTACGCACAGCAGCAGGTCATGGCGGGTGTGGGCAAAATAAACTATGAGATTTCTCTTTACCCTAATGCCTACCCAGCGTTTTTTGTAGGAGATGTTATAACCATTACCCTGCGCATAAATGACGCTCTTATAGGTTTCGGCCCCTCTTCTGCCCGAGTTACTGCAATAAACTCAAGTGCTGGTATTGCTGGTGCGGTAGAAATGTCGATCTCCGCTACAAGTCTTACAAGCGTTTAATTAGGGGTTTGTATGCCTTCACCGAAGATCTGGGCGGGCTTGCACGGTGAAGTTAGCTGTGAAGCACGGGATTATCCTCTCCCGTGTGGAAGTTCTATTTTTGGTGAAGTCGATCCGCTAGCACCTCCTGCGCAAGTAATCAATAATACTTACATGACTTTTAGTACATGGACCATCGCCCCAAAGATGGAAATGTTAGAAAGGAATGTTATTAGTTCCAGGGGTAGGGGGTTTTACCCTACTCTTCTTGGCGGAACTGTAAGTTTAACAGGCGTGATTTCCAATGAAGGAAGTGCGGGCCTTGGCCTCGGGTTACCTATCTGGATGCGGTTAAAGTTGCTCAAAGGTGCGGCAACCCTGTCTACCAAACTCCCTGTCATCATTTCGTCGTTGACTTACACAAATGATGTTACGGGGGCGTATTCTGTAGACATTGAAGCCGAAATAGATTGGAGCTTCGATATGGCTAGCGTGGATGCGGTGTATAGTGGATGGGTAACAACAACCGCAACCAGTATAACCCCAATAGGGTTGGTTGGGTACAACTACCCGTTTGTTTTGAAAGGATTGCAAACATGAAAACCTCTGCAAGTGTGATGACCAATTTAGGGGCCGCTGCTGGCCCTCAGCCGTATACGGTCGGGTCTAAAGTTATAATGTACACCCCTGTAACTCAAAAGGTTAAGGCTAAGCTGGAAGGAATGCTCACCAACAAGGCCAGGGTGGCCCTCAAGGCCGACAAAGATTTCATGTCGGATGAAGAGTACTCTTTGGCATTTGGTGCCTTCCATGACCGTGTTGTAACGGGCGCATACACCTTTGGGTCTAAGCTGTTTAAGGCATGGTTCCAGACCTCGGATGGTGTGGGGCATATGCTAGAAGCGTGTACGGGAACTACTTGCCTGGAGTGGCAGGAGATCATTGTTTCCAACCCTACTGAGACGGCGGAATTGATTGGGTTGATTATGGATGTCTCCTTCCCAAACTGGAGAGCGGCCATCAAGGGGGAATAGACACCCCCTTTGGTAGCCGCAGTAAACAACACCACATATTAAACATTGCGCAGACTTATGCAAGCTTGTCTTCGGAACCGTTTTTGGTACGGTACGCAGACATAGCGGAGCTTACAGACAGGCAGGTCTTTGAGCATTACTTCCGTCCTAGGGACAAACATGGTGTGCCAAAGCCAATTCCTAACCCTGTGCTATATCGAGAAGTCCACGATCTTGATAAGATGAGGGCAGAGTTTGTAGCCATGAGTGCAGGGTTTGGCCGTAGTTCACAGGATACGGATGCAATGTGGAAGGAGTACATCTATGGCGGGTAGTGTTGTAGGTGGTGGAGGCGGAGGCGGGGGTGGAGGCGCAGACGCTCTCAAACCCCTCATTGATGCCTTAGAAAAAAACTCCGCCGCTATTAGCTCTCAGTCTGACAAACAGGGCGAGGCAAAGCTTGCCAAGATGATGGAGGATCTTTCCGCAGCGTTAGAGTTAATGGTGTCGTTTATAACCCGGTTGAATGATTCAATTGCCGGGTTGAAATTAGGGTTCTCCACCTTGTCCGGGGCGTTGAATGCTGCGGCAAAAGCACAGACTTCTCAGAAACCAGTAAAGCCTCTTACATCCAAACAACAGTTAGCAGCAAATTCAGCACAAGCAAAAGCGGATGCCAAAGTCCTTGCTCAGGACAAGAATCTGGCCTACAAGAGGGAAAAGGACGACAAGGCTAATTCGATTCGACAGGCAAACGCTGCGTATAGAGCCGAAGCTAGAATTGTAAAGCAATTAAAAGATGAACAGAAAAAAGCTGATAAGCCCCCTCAAGTAATGGGGCCGTTTCTTTACGAAGAGCAAGTAGCAAAAAACCAACTAAATGCTAAGCAACAAGAACGAGACGACGCTGGTTTGGCAGACCAATTTAATGCTACAAAAGCCGAAAGGATTAAAGCGGAAAACGATTACATAGCTGCCGAGAAAAAAAACAATGCAAAGATAGAATCTCTTAGAAAAGAGTCCGATGATTTCATAGCTGATTCCGCAAAAGAGTCCGCAGATGCTTTGACAGATGCTTCTAAACGCCGTGTTGCGGCGGATATGGCACAAATGGCAGCATCGGATGCAGCGGCCAAACAAGCAGATGCACGGGCACAAAGCGATCAAGCTCGTAATAAAAAGGAATACGACGATCAACTGCGTAGTTACCAAAAGGCGGAGGAGTCCGCTTACAAAGCATTTGACAAGATGGACGCTTCCGATGCCAAGAAATCGGAGGCAGACAAGGCAGCTGAGGCAAAGGGTGCGTCCAAATCCGTCCTCGGCGTAGACCTCGGTGCTATTGGCTACAAGATGGAAGAGTTTGGGAAAGCTGCTACCCTCGCTGGTGCAGCCATGACCGCCGCTGGTATGCCTGTTGGCCCGTTGTTTACGGTGGTAGGGACAGCGTCAAAATACCTGGGCACCACGCTGAGGTGGACGGCAACAATAGCAAAGGGGCTTATTGCAGCATTCTCATGGCTCCGGTCCACGGTGTCTGCCTTAGCAAAGTCTGTTGCTGTATACGCTCCTGCGATTTCACAAATGGCCGAGATGGCCTTGCGGGATATGTCCGCTGTCATGGGTGCGGCTGGAGTAGGTGTTCTAAAGGCGTTCACTCCTATTGTTCGTTCTATTTCGGATAAGATGTTTCCTGTCAGCAAAGACATGAGTGATGCTGGGGGGGATGTAGTTAAATCGTTTGCCCCTTTGATAGATGGAATCATGGCAATCCTTATGCCAACCGTTACTGTTTTAATTCAGCTA